CTTCCTCCCCACACTCGGTCACCCTCATGCAGTTGCGCTTCACTTCGTTTACTGTGACCAGCTTACGACGGGACTCGCACCCGTAAGAACGCGCCCATGCTGGGCGCACCCAAGATCGAGACGGCTTCCCCCGCCGGTGACGCCGTGAGAAAGGGCCTATATGGCGTCTCACGGTTCGCCGAGTTGCTGGCGTCGCTGGGCTATCAGGCTCAGGACGCCAGCTACGAAGCGCAATATGAGGGCGACAATTCGCCGCTACCGGCTCAGATGCGCGCATGGCTGGCCGCCGGCGCGGACATCCTCAAGGCCATGACCGAAGAGGAGACGAACGAACTGCTGGCATCGCTGGCGCCGCCCGATCCTGCCCCGGTTGTCGAAGTGGTTGCCCTGGCCGACACCGCCAAGGGTGACGACCCTATCGAGAAGAAGGGCGCGAAGTTCTCAGCGGCCACCAAGGGCAAGCTCGCCCAAGCTCATGACCACATCCAGAAGGCCGCGGATTGCATGAAAGACAGCGGCTACGACGACGCCGGAAAGTCCGACGGCGCTGTTGCGGATGAGGACACCGTCGCCAAGGTTGCCGGGTTGACGGATGAAGTCGCCAAGGTAAGCGCAGAGCGCGACGGCTTCAAGGATCAAGTTGCAAAGCTCGAAAGCGAAGCCAAGGAACACCAGGCCGCGCTTGACGAGATCGTCAAGACAATGACGGCAAAAGGCTACCTCATGCAGCCGGAAAAGGGCAAAGAGGGAGACGTGTCAAAAGCGGCGGGTGCTGAGGCCGAACCCACAGACCCCTTGGACTCGATTAAGAAAGTGTTCGCGTCCGGGCCAACCATTCACACCCGCGCCTAACAGCGAGGGAAACCAGCCGTAGGAGGCTACGCACCATGAATATGCAAGAAACGCTGGACCTCGTTAAGAAGTCCCTCACCGAAAACAGTACCGATGTGGTGAGCAAGGCTTTCACTCAGGCCACCGGCCTTGTAGGCTACGATCTGCAAGCGCCCGCGCTGGCCCTCTACCCGTTTGTCGCCGCAATGACCATGCTGCGCAATGACATTCCCCGCGTGGGCGGCGGTGGAGATACCGCTACGCGCTGGAAGGCGATCACCGGCATCAACGTTGGAAACACCCACCCCGGCGTTTCGGAATCGAACCGCGGTGCGCTGACTTCGACCTCTACGGCCAGCTATACCGCCGCGTATGTCGGCCTCGGGCTGGAAGACTACGTTTCGTTCGAAGCGGATTATGCCGCTCAGAACTTCGACGACCCCAAGGCCCGCGCAACCCTCGGCTTGCTCCGCTCCCTGATGATTCAGGAAGAGGGGATGCTGCTCGGCGGAAACGCCAGCCTGGCGCTCGGCACCACTCCTACCCCGTCGCTCTCTGCCTCCGGAAGCGGCGCAACCCTGCCGGCCTTGACCTACGGCGTTATCTGCGTTGCGCTGACCCACCAGGGCAACAGCCGGTCTAGCTTGGCGAATGGCGTTATTGGCCAGATCACCAAGACCAACACGGACGGTAGCAGCGACACCATCAACGGCGGCGCGGCTCAGAAGTCGGCAGAGGCTACCCAGGCCGTCACCCTCGGGCAGACGCTATTCTGCTCTGTGGCTCCAGTTGAGGGCGCGGTTGCCTACGCGTGGTTCATCGGCGCGGCTGGCGCTGAGCATCTGGAGTTCATTACCTCAATCAACAGCCTGGCGGTTACCGCTCCTCTGAACGGAACCCGCCAGCTTGCCTCCGCCCTCACCGCAGCCGACTACTCGAAGGATGCCGTCTACAACTACGACGGTATGCTCTCCTTCGCCAAGGTTGCCAACAACGCAATCAGCGTTGCCTTGGCCACCGGCACAGCCGGCACCGGTACTGGGCTGACCGCAGACGGCGCGGGCGGCGTGCAGGAAATCAATAACCTCCTGCAGAATATGTTCGACACCAGCCGCATCGGGCCTTCCGATCTGCTGGTTTCGAGCGCCGGAATCCGCACCATCAACAAGCTCTGCATCGGCAACGGCGGCGCGCCCCTCTTCCGGTTCGTTATGGACGACAAGGGCGGAGTCTCCGGGCTGGCTGCTGGCGCCACCATCGGTTCGTACCTCAACCCGATCACCAACACTCTGATTCGCGTCAGGGTTCACCCGAATATGCCCGCCGGTACGATTCTCGGCTACTGCCGCGAAATTCCGTACCCGCTGAATGGCGTCGGCAACGTGTTCCAGGTGAAGACGCGCAAGGAGTACTACAGCCTCCAGTGGCCTTTCAAGAGCCGCAAGTTCGAGTACGGCGTGTACGCGGACGAAGTTCTCCAGCACTACGCGCCGTTCTCGCTGCTCAAGCTCTACAACGTCGCCAACGCCTAAGCGAAGGCTCAACCGTGGGGCATGGCAGGGCGCTTAGTCCTCCATGCCCCTCTTCACAAAGCACACGAACCAAGTCAGAGGACACCATGAAGCTCTATCACAAAGACGGCGGCGGGTGCAGTTGGGGCGGGGAAACCTTCACGCCCGATGCAGACGGCGCGGTTGACGTTCCGAATGAAGCGATAGCCGATCTGGCTAGCCATGGCTTCACCACTACAGCACCAGCGCCCGCGGTTGTAGCAGAATCCGCGCCGACGCCCACCGGCAACCCGGCGAAATGGACTAAGGAAGTTCTGACGGCCGAGGCGGTACGCCTGGGCTTGGATGCGACTCAGGACCGGCCCGCGCTGGTAAAGGAAGTGGCCGCGGCCCGCAAGGCTGAGGCAGACGAAGCGTACACGGAAGCGGAAGCAGTTTAATCCATGGCTGACCCCGGCGATCTGACGACACTTACAAACGTGAAGCTATACCTCGGCCTCGCGGCGACGACAGCAGACGTCAAGCTGGCGTACATGATTACCGCTGTCAGCGCATGGATCAAAAGCAACCTCAACCGTGACATCCTCTCGGCTTCTTACACCGAAAAGCTGAGCGGGACCGGCGGCGCACAGATCATGACCGCCAACTACCCGGTTACGGCCATCACTCAAGTACTCGTGGACGGCGTAGACGTGACAGCTAACGCCGTCTGCGATGGCCGGCGGACTATCAGCCTCATTCCGCCTACCGGCGGCGCGCCATTGGCCGGTTGCTCACGGTTCAATCGCGGGGTTATGAACGTCGTCCTCAACTATACCGCCGGGTTTACCAAGATTCCGTTTGACCTTGAGCATGTGGCTTGTCGCATCGTCGCCTGGGGATACAAAGAGGCAGACCGCATCGGCCAAGTGAGCAAGAGTTTAGGCGGCGCGGAGACGGTTTCCTTCTCGCAACTCTCCATCCCGGCCTGGGCGCTCGACAGCCTCAAGAACTGGAAGAAGGTCGTCGGATGAGCGAGGGCTTGATTGTCGGACAGATCGTCGGTTCGGAGCTTGTTCAAGCCAAGCTGGCCGCCATCGGCAAGGACCGCCAAAAGCGCGTCGGGTTGAGTGTGCATCGGCTTGGCTTGAACCTGCTGGCGCGGGTGAAGGACTTCTATCTCTCCGGGGAATCTCTCAACGTGCGCTCTGGCCGTTTGCGCCGGTCCACAAACGAAAAATTCACCGAGGATGGGACGAACTTTAGCAGCAGCGTTGGCACGAACGTACCCTATGGCCGTTATTGGGAACTTGGCTTTGACCGCAAGGTTGGCGCTGGCGCCAGGGGTGGGCCCAGGTCTATGAGCGATCTTGCCGCGGCTAAGTATGCGGCAAAACACCCGCCGGGAACGAAGCACTACGACGCTCGGCCATTCCTCACGCCAGCTCTTGCGGATATGAAGGACGAAATCCGCGCCACGCTGGCAAGCGCACTCGGAGGTACAGCCTAATGGCTCTCAACCGTGAGGCAATCTTTGTCGCGCTCAACGCCCGCCTGGCCGCCGTCGCCGGCTTCGCTGGGCCATGCTCTCGCCAGTGGGTAAGCTACGCCGACACGCCGCCCGAGATGCAGCCCGCGCTATTCCTGGCAACGGGTGACGAACAGGCAGGCGGTGACCGCCGGCAGCCTACCGTCTGGACATTGCGCCCCAAGCTGGTGCTGTACACCCGGCATGATGCAGACCCGACGGCAGCGCCGAGTACCTTGCAAAACCAACTCATCACCGCTCTTGAGGCCGCCATGGAAATGACGCCGGGAGAAGCTGCACAACTGGGGCCGTTCGCCAATGACGGGCAAGCGCCGCATACAACGCTGGGCGGCCTTGTATCGTCTTGCCGGATATTCGGAACCATCGTCAAGGATGAGGGACTTTTTCAAACCCAGGGCATCGCAGAGATTCCCCTGGAGATTGTAACGACCGCCTAAAGGAGGGCGGTATCAATGGCCGACACGGATGAAACCACCAAGGTAACCCAAGCTGCAAAGACTCTTGCTGATGCCCCGGCTATCTATGCCGAGGATGCAGCCCAAACCGTCAAGGTGGACGCCGAAAAGGAAACGGCGGCCTGGGAGAAGGAAGTCGAGACGTGGTTTAACGATCTCCGCCAGAACCTCACGGCGCTGGATACCGAGATCCACAACAAGCTCTTTGCGGCCAAGGAAGAACTCAAGGCCCGCCTGACCGCCATCCTCTAACCCTTCAACCGGGCGGCCTTCGGTGAAGCCGGGGGCCACGCCAGAAAGCGAGTACCACCGTGGCTCAGTACAACTTCGGCGTCGGCCAACTGTTCATCGTCCCGCCCGGCGCAAATCCTACCCCTGTCAACGTCGGCACCCTGAAGGACATCTCCATCGACATCAGCCGCGATGTGAAGGAGCTTGTCGGCTCGTATGCCTTCCCCGAGGATGTTGCGCTCGGTAAGGGCAAAATCACCGGCAAGGCGAAGTCTGGCCGCATTCAGGCTGGGCTCATCGCTGCCATTCTGGCCGGTTCGACCACCAGCACCGGGCAGACCGCCGCGGCCAACAACGAAATCAGCAACATCCCCAGCACCCCGTACCAGGTCACGGCCCTCAACGGCGCAACCTTCGTGCAGGATGGCGGCGTGTATGACTACACCGCTGGCAAGTGGCTGTCTGTTGTCGCCAGCGCCCCGGCTACCGGCCAGTACAGCGTCACGGCGTTGGGCGTCTACACCTTCGCCGCTGCCAACACCACGCACCAGGTGGGCTTGTATTACACCTACACCATGGTCACCGGCAACAACATCGATCTGAACAACGTTCTGATGGGGCAGGCCACCATCTTCCAGTTGAACGCCTTCAATACCTATGGCGGCAAGCAGTTCGGTTACAAGCTGTGGGCGGTCGTCTTCCCGAAACTGTCACTGGCGGGCAAGCAGGACGATTACACCGAAGTCGATCTGGAATTCCAGGCCTTCACCGACACAAACAACAACGTCATCAACGTCTACACCAACTCCTAACCCGGATGCGCCGTTCGAGAGGGCGGCGCGTTCCCATCTCAGCCATGGAGGCCGAAAGCATGAGCACCGTCACGATTCAAGGCACCGAGTACGATCTTCAACCCTTCACCGCTGGGCAGTTGCGTCACCAGGCGTCTGCCAAGCTGGCAGCTATCGACGAAATCAACGGCCAGCTTCAGGCCGGCACAATCTCGCCCATGAAGGCCATGCCTGAGATGGTTGGTCACTGCTGCGATCTGGTTCACCTTTCGCTGTCGAACAAGTACCCCAATCTGACCCTCGAAGCGGTCGAGACGATGCCTTTTGCGGAGATCCAGAAAGCCGTCGAAGGCGTTGCGGAGGTCACCGGCCTCAAGGGGGAAGGCGCGCCCCAGAAGGTGAAGCGGAGCCGCTGAACTGGGGCGAACTGTACGGGCTCATCATCACCGCAACCACCTGGACGGCGCGCATTGTCGATGCAACTCCATGGCCGGACATTTTGGACCTTCTGGATTATTGGAAGGTCTGCCCGCCGGTTCACATCATGGTCAAGGCGTACTTGTGTGGCGGCAAAGACGAAAAAGCAACCAGCACGATGACCGAGGATGACGCTTTAGCCACACTTGAGGCTGGCATCGTCGGATTCTAGGAGGCGGCATGGCAGACGACGGGGGCGAGATCAGTGTAAAAATCACAGCCCAAATAGACGGGCTGATGGATGGGCTGAACAACGCCACCAGCGGGGTTAAGGACTCCACGGCGAAGATGGCCGCGTCCTTTGCTCCCCTGACCGCCGCCTCTGCCTCCTCGTTCGACAGCATGGCTGGGCAGTCAAAGGAAGCCGCCGAAAGCATGGAGGGTGACTTCAGTAAGACCGAGGCCCGCCACGCTGCCCACATGCTCGGCATGAACCGCGCTGTCGGTGGCTTCGTCGCCACGCTCCCCGGCGTCGGTCAGGCTCTGTCGATGGCCTTCGCTCCCTTGGCCATCATGGAGATGATCGAATGGATTGCCAAGGGCGTCGAAAAACTGATGGAGTTCCGCGAGGAATCCGGCAAGCTCGCCGCAACCGAAAAAGAAGCGGGAATCGAGAGCAATCGCTCGTTCAACTCCCTAAACGACAAGCTCCTGGAGGCACAGGAAAAGACGGCGGAGCTTGCCGGGAACCAGATGGAGGCGCTCCGTATCAAGCTGGAGCTAATTGACCACGCCTCCATGAATGAGCTTTTCGAGCAGTTTGAATCCCTTTCCAAAATCGCCAACTCGGTTTTTGATGGCATGGCGGTACATTGGTTTCAGTTTGGTAGTGGCGCGGCGGGGCAGAAAGCGTCTCTTGAATCCTTCCGACTTGAATATGAGGGGCTTCAGACAGACGTAAATAAGCAGGGCGAGGCGCACGATTTGCTGACCGCGAAGCTCAGCCGTGAGTCGGAAATTTTCGCAAACCTTCAAAAAGCGCAGGACGCTTTTTCTGGCGCGGGGTCGAAAAGCGCGGGGGCTTATAACGAGTTTGAGCAGGCAAAAACGGCACTTTTAGCCAAGAATGTAACACTCGAAAATGGCTCTGTTGAATCGCTGAATCGGCAGGTAAACGCACAGCGCGAGCTTCTCAACATCCTCCAGAAATATGCCGCCGACACGAAAACTGTAAAAACTGAGCACGATGCGCGCTCCGGCAACGCAAGAACCGAGGCGGCAAAGAAAGACAGCAAGGAAGACAAAGACCCGTCGTCCGAGCAGATGGCCGCGCTCAAGGAAAACCTCGATGCGCAGAAGGCCTTAAAGGAGAACTGGTTTACGTGGAGCACCCAGCGCGAAATCGAATATTGGCAGACGATGGCCACCATCGGCGGCTTGGGGGCGAAAGCCCTCGCCGATATTCAAAACGAGATCGACAAACTCACCCGCAAGGGAGCCGAGGAAGGCGAGAAGGCCTCCGAGCAAGGCTTTGAGCGCAAATACAGTGCAGCCGCAAAGGGTAGTGCGGAGCGCGTCCAATTGGCTACCAATGAGGTTGCTCGTCTCAGGGCCGTCTACAACGGCATGGGGCCGGAGTATGCAGCCGCACAGGCCAAGATGACCGAGGCAACCAAAGAGCAGGGGGCGCAGCGGCGCGCAGACGGGGCGCGGGCTATCGACGAAAGCCTGGCTCTCCAGAATGCGGCGGCGGCAAAGACGGTCCAACTGGCGCGGGATGATGCGGCGGCGGGAATCATCACCAAACAACAGCTTTTACAGGCGGAACATGCCTATATTGCCGCTGTTCTGAGCGATGAAGAGCGGGCAATCCAGATCAAGAAAATTCTCTACGCGGGCGATGCTGAGGAGTTTGCGAAGCTGATGAAGCTCAAAACCGCCGAAGAAACAAGGGCGGCGGCGGAATCGGCCGTGATTGACAAAAAGGAGGCGGCAGACCATCTGAAAACCGCTCAGACTTGGGTCAACGGCCTGACCTCCGGTTTCAGTTCTGGGATCTCCGGGATGATTAAGGGAACCCAGAGTTTCGGGCAAGCCTTCAAGTCCATCATGGGGTCAGCCATGGACTTCGTTATTCAGCAGATGGTCAAAATGCTGGCAAGGCACCTCTCTGTCGAAGTCGCCAAGACCACCGCAACAACGGCGCAGACCGGGGTTCGCACGGGCGTACAGACGGCGGCTGATGCAAAGACGATGGCCAGCGACACAGTGACAGGGGCGCACCATGTAGCCGTCGAGGGCGCGAAGACCGGGTCTACCCTTGCCGGGTCTGCCACTCGTGTTGCAACCGAAATATGGGCATCCCTGAAAACCATGGCTCTCAAGCTCGCTGAGGGCATCAAGTGGATTGCCATTGAGGGCTGGAAGGCGGCGGCATCAGCCTGGGCATCTATCAGCGCCATTCCCGTCGTGGGTCCGTTCCTTGCGCCCGCTGTTGCGGCTGGCGTTGTGGCTTCTGTAATCGCTCTCGGGATGCACATGTCCTCAGCGGCCGGCGGCTGGGATAACGTCCCGTCTGACCAGATTGCACAGATCCACAAAAGCGAGA